TTAATGCTCCAACAAACACTAATATAAACACTCAAACATCTAATAACTTTATTAGACCGCAAGTTAGAAATAATGATAATACAGTTTCTGCATATTATAGAGGAAATTGGGCCTTAGAGTCTAATGCATCATCGTTTTAAAAGAAAGGGGCCGAAGCCCCTTTTTCTTAGTCTTGATCCGCTATCTTTTGGAAGTAACTCATAACATCATCATCATCATCTGAACTGAGTGAGGGTTCAGGAGATGGTGCAGCTACAGGTTCAGGAGCAGGAGCTGCTCTATATTCTGGTGCTGGTTGTGATGGTATATCTTCTTGTACAAGATCAGAAGCAGAAGCAGCTACGCCACCATCTCCACTGAGTACTTGATCAAGTTTAGTTTTTAGTTCTTCATAAGATTTGAAGTTCTTACGATCTAGGAATTCTCCTAGTCTATATTGTTTATTAACAACTTCTAAGATTGCTTCATCTGATGGTGCAACCGGAGCTGGATCAGAAAAAGATGATGAATCATAGTTAGGATAACCTTCAACTTTTTTCATTCTAAGTTTAAAGTTAGCACCTTCCCATAAATCAAACACATTCACTGGTTTCTCATCTTCAAATGTAGGTTTAGCTTTATCCATAATTTTATCAAAGATACGTTTACCATATCTAAATAACATTACTTTACCTTCATTTTCTGGGTTTGCAGGATCAGCAATAACAAGAACATTAGAGTAGAAATGTAATCTACGTTTTTGTTTTCTTGCAATTTCTTTATTGGCTTCTACACCAGAATTCCATAACTTAGAATTCAATTCACCAACAGGATCACTTTCACCTAGAGTAGTTAAAGAGTTCTCGATGTACCAACGACCAGATGGGCCTTGGAAACCATGTGAGAATACTTTTACCCAAGGTAATTCATCATCAGGGTGTTTTGGTAAGAAGCGGATTGTTGCAGTAGCGTTACCTGCTTTGTCAGGGGTTGGTTTCCAAATACGATCATCTTCATAATTGTTTTTGGCTTGCTGACCTGGGTTTGCGATAGATTCAAATGCAGATGAGATCTGATTGAAATCTTGATTACGGGATTGTCGTAACGTATTAATATCCATAGTATTTCCTTAGTATTTGCGTAGTATAAATTTAATATATTGTCGTAAGAAATTCATTAACTTGTTTCTCAATCTTATCACGATTGTATTTGACAAAGCCTTTGAGCTTTTCAATACGTAATATATCATTCTCTAGTAAAATCAATGATGGCTCCTGTTTCCATTTTGCTATCATTGGTACGAAATCATTTAATATAACAATCGATTCCATACATATCAATTTTCCAAGATATAGTTTTATTATATATGGAAACTGATTTAATGTACAATTAATTATCTGATCTAAATTAAAATTATTCTTCTCAGATTCTAATTGTATTGTATTTATATCATTTAGAAAGGTATGTGTAATACTTTGCTTTCTTTTTATCCATTGTATGTAATTCTCTTCGGCTTCTTCCATACCATATATGATATTGTCGTTGCCAATAGATAAGTTAGCTACAATGAACTGTATGATATCTTGGTCTTTTGGAAACTTTCTTGCTAGTTTCTCAAATAAGTATTTATCATTTCGTGCATTGAATGTTGCATAAGATCCTTTAATATGACCTTTATTTTCGAATACGTTAAATTTTTCTTTTGTAAAATGTAGTTTTAATGCAATGTAATATCTAAAAGCCTTAAACCCCGTCATATATCAAGCCTTGCCCTCTTTGGTAACATGTTTTCATCCATCAAATTAACTGCAATCTTTTGCTTTAGCGCTTTATTAACCATAGAACTTATATCTTCAGGGTCAATAAAATTTTCTTCGCAGTATTTTAAGACGGCTTCCATGTGGGTCAGACCTAATTCAGAGACTACACTATCTATATAGATAGCAAACTCTTGGGTATTTTTAAACATTTTGCCTTGCATTAAATCATTCCCATATAATAGTTGGCAAGTTTTAAATCATTATTGACTTTTTGCCATTCTTTATATCTAACTTTATATGCTTTCCATATAGGATGAGATTGATCTTCAATGACACTCATCTTATCATCAAATAGTTGTAAGTATTCTTCAAAGAAATTATCGAGTTCTGCTTTACGTACAACTAAGCCTTCCTTAACAACTTCTATTTTCTTTACTTCTTTTCTACGGTAGAGATCTGCTAATAGTTTAGTCATTTGAAGATCCTTTCACGTCTTTAAATCTTTCTTTTAAAAATCTAATCACTTGAAACTCCTTAGTAAAGATATACTCTTCACCAAGATCTACATCAGTAACAATAAATCCATTTTGTACAGTTTTAACGCTCAATTCACTCATAATATTCCTACCTTTTATTTTAATTTTTTAGTAGCTTTCTTTTCTTCAATCTCTAAGATTGCTACCCTTTTCTTAAGTCTCTTACGAATTTCTTCAGAATCATACCAAAGTTCTAAACCTTGTTTCACTTCGTTTAATTCTTTCTTATCTAAGAAACCTTTATAAGCATCATCTAATAACTTCTCAACTTGTTCAACAGTAAAGTCTGTTTGAGTCTTCACAGTTGTTGTATTACCAAAGTTACCAAAAGATGCAGTGTGTATCATCATATACGCTGTTTCAAATACATGTATATTGTGACAATACATTGATATAATAGAAGCAGCACTATGACATGCACCCATTAAAAATCCTGTTATCTCTGCTTGACAAACCATCATAGCGTTAATAATTGCTATGGCTGTATCTAAATTTCCACCATTACTATTGATGTATAAATGTATACGATCAGTTGCTGGTGCATTAATTAATAATGAGATTAAATTCCTATACTTATGAGGATCTTCAATATCCATATCAAGAAATACTTCATGTGTTATACTAGATGAATGTACTGCATTGATATGTACGTTATTAGTTAAATTATTCAGGAGATTTGTTGTTACTACATCGTCATTATTATCCATTGTTATCTCGTTTTATAAAAAATATGGTTTCCTATTTGCGCAGTCTTTTTATACTTCCAACGTGGGTTAACATAGTTGGCATGATAAAAGATTGCACCTCCTGTAAAGTCTTCTATATGATCACGATTAACATATATATGCATCGCTAATTCTCTAATATAATTATACACTTTTCTTTCTTCTCGTGTATAATTATATGTTGTTGCTTTACTTCTAAGACTTGGATCACACCACCATGTAAATTGGCAGGTTTTTCCAAGCTTTTCTCTAACAACATGACATAGATTATTTGGGTAAAGTTTACTTAATGATCTATTCATTGTTACTAAAGCTATGGCGACATGTCCATCTTTGCCTTCGCCTCTAGCTTCGTAATATATATTTTGTGCTAAACACTCAACTTGTTTACGATCTATTTCATCTAACTGTGAGTATCTTATTATCTGTTCTTCTTGATAAGATGTTTTAGCATCTGGTTCTGTTTCAAAAATTGCCACTGATAAAACAAATACAATAAAAATTGCAAGTACAATAACTCTTGGTTTCATAGTTACTTCCTTATTTTAGTATTATATCCTAATTACTAATTAAAGTACATTGTTTTTTACGTTTAAACGCAATTTAACTAACTTTTCGATATAATCTTTACGTTTCTTTTTAAATACCTGCGGCAGTTCATCATCCACACCAACTATAATAACTATATTAGGTATTTTAATCCTGTACATCTCTTCAAACATAAGAGAGTAAGCTGTAGCCTGAATGAAATAATTTTCAATCTTGGATTCTTCTTTAGGACGTTTTGCGGTCTTAAAGTCAATGACAGATAGTTCACCATCATATTCACCGATACAATCTACTGTACCGGCCATTTCAAGCTTATCAGTATACAACATATTCTCTAACGCATGTATGTTATCAATCTTATCAACAATAGGTTTCAAAGATGTCCACATATCATGGTTAAACATATCAACTTGTAGAGGTTCGCCTTTAAGAAAGGATTCACATAGTTCATGGATCTGAGTACCTCTACTCGCTGCTCTGTTCGATATACGATTCGCTTCGTCTTCACCAACGCGATCTCGCCATGCTTTAATTGCAGCTTCGTTTAATTTGCCAGTTACAGTTGTAACTGATGGGTAACGATTCCCATTAGGAACTTCGTATAATCTACCATTATCGGTATCGATACGTTTAATCACAGGGTATTCATGATGTATAAAATTTTTCATTATATAGATATTATATCATAAGTACTAATTAAAGTACACTGTTTTATTGATATTTTTTCTTCAATGTAGGCAGTTTTTTGCCATCTTCTGTATACTTAGTATCATCCTTTGGAGCCTCGGCAGGCTCCTCTGGAGTGATAGTAATTGTTTCAGATTCTAATACTATAGGCTCTTCAGCCTTATCACAACTGGTTAATAATAAAACTGCAAGTATTAGTAATAAACCAATACTTATTGGTCTTAAACCATAGTTATGTCTAATCATTAGTTATCCTAATATTTCCATAGCATGATCGTAATGTTTAATACGATCTTCTAAACCAATATAACCACCGTTAATACGTTTGGTCATACCCTTAATATCTTTCTCATCAGCATACTTATTTAATCCGTTCTTATTCCAGAACCAAATAGCAGCTAATAATGAGGTTGGTATGTGATCACATAATAGATCAGGATCATCCATAACTGTTTCAGGATCATCAAAGAAATCATTAGCAAAGTTTGTATAGTTATCCTTACCAGTTAATTGGATTGGGCCTCTTCCTCTATAGAACCAACCATCTCCAGATTCTGCATCACCATTACCCATACGATTAGCATAGATAACATTAGCGATTTTCTCTGGCTGTCTGTGATATTCTTGAGCATCTCGGCCAGCATTCTTAAAATACTTTGGAAATATTTTATCTAATGCCTCGGCCGAGTAGTTCAAGTTTTCGGTTAGTACAGTAAAATTCCTTGATTCATGTCCACACTGTGCAATAAATGCTGCAACTCTAGGTGCTGTTGTAATCTCGAATTTAGGAAAGTATTCAACCATTGCTTCATGCCAAGATGATACCTCTTTGTTTCCCTTCAAAAGGTCCTCTAGTTTTTTTTGTGTGAAATCGAATTCAAATGACATTTTTACTCCCTTATTTTTCTTTTTTCCATAGTGTCCATGCACCGTAACCAATTGCGGCCCAGGCTGCGATGTTCACAAGTGGGTGTGCTACTAATGCTAATACACCAACACCAATTAGTGCTGCACCATCCCATGATGTTCTTTCGGCCCAACGGGCTTTAACCCAGTCCATGACCATTGTTAATAAACCTTCCATAAGTTTCTCCTTATTTGTCTTCAACAACATCTTCATATCTTAGTTTAGCTGTAATATAATCTTTAACTAAACTAGATCTTACAATATCGTCTACTGTAAATTCAATACGCTCAAATGACTGCATATGTTGAGCAATATCGAAAAATTTAAGCAAGCCAGATTTATCATTCGCCCTCCTTAAATCTGTTTGCCTATAGTCACCGCACCACATGATTTTCGATCTATAACCGACTCGTGTCATGACAGTGTCTATCTCTTCAAAGTTCATATTCTGCATTTCATCTACAATAATGATAGCGTCATCAAATGACATACCACGAATAAATGATGTAGATATAAACCTAACGTATCCTTGTTCTTCTAATCTTTGGTAAGCATCTGACCGACCAAATAATGTTTCACAGATCTGTTTATATGGTTGTTGATAGATTTCCATCTTATCAGCAACATCTCCAGGTAAATGTCCCATATCCCTAGATTGTACAGCAGATCTTACAATAATAATCTTTTTAAAGAAGTTACCTTTATCTAATACTTCTTCTATTGCTTTATAAAAAGCACAAAATGTTTTACCTGTACCTGCAACCCCATGTAATGCTATAAAATAACTTCCTAACTTATATGCATCAAAGAATTTTTTTTGATTGTCTGTTAGTGGATCAATCTTCACTAGCATATCGGGTTTAATTGTTAACGAATTACTTTTTTGTGGTTGCGTAACACCTTCCGGGTGAGACGCTGCCTTACGTCTAGCCATATAGCTCCTTACGTATTGAATGTTTTATTGAGTTCAGATCCTGGAGATCTAGAGTGAATCTTTTGCATGACTTCCTTAAAACCTTGGTCAGTTTTACGAATGCCTAGTTTTACGGGATCAATTAATGGATTAGAACCGAGTACAGATTCTATATGTGGATTTTCTTTTAAGTATTCTTCTTTAGATGCAATACTCATAAACTTCTCGAATACTTCACCTGTGTTTGTATCTTTAAAATCATACAGAGGCATAATTATCCTTTGTTAATATATTATTGTTATTTATAAACTCTGGAGCTTGCCTTTTCTTCCAATTAAACATTCTTTGTTTCTCACCATTATAGTAATTATGATAAGATTGTAATGAATTGCCAGGTATTTTATACTCATCTGGCATTGCAGGAGTTGGTTCTGTAAATGGCACATCAGCAATATTAGTGGGTGGAGTCTTAAGAGCTTCAGCTAGTACTGTACACTTATGTTCTTTTTCATAACGATAAGTATATTCCTTAAGCAATTCCATTAATAATGAATGTAACCATAAGTAATTTGCTTTTGATTGTCTTGTCCATACTGTTGATGGATGATTAATATGTGTAGCATGATAGAGCTGAGTTTCACGATAATCTGGTAGGACCCAGCGTTTAGCTTTCCTACCAGTTCGTGTATGCCCAATAATTTCATGACCATCTAGATATCTATGCGCTGAAGATAATAGTTGACATGTTTCGACAATCATCTTAACACAATGTTTATCTACATGATACTGTGCACATATTTGTGGATCTTCATGTAAGTAAAAAATATTCATAATCTAATTATATCAAAAAAGTTATTTAATGTAAAATTATTTAGCTTTTTCTAAAACAGGAACTATTCCAGCGCCTTCTACAACTTTACGAGTAACCTTTTTATATAACTTATTAAGCTTTTGATCTTTAATGGCAAGAAGTATTTTAGCTTCTGATGGATGCACATTCTCTAATAGCTCAATAAATAACTGCTCAAGACGCAATGGCTTAACATCTGTTCTTTGGAAAATATAAAGCTTTTTCATTTCCATTCTTAAGTTAACTGGTGACATACCTAATGGAGCAGCATCTTCTCTATACGGAGGATCTCCTTCAGGTAAGTTTAACTTTTTCTCAGGTATAAAAGCATATTCAAGCATAATTCTAACTGCTTGATCATTAACATAATTGTTAATTGCTTTAGGATCTGCATTAATTTCTTCTAGTACTTCTGTTAAATACTTCATTTAAAACTCCTCGATGTCATCAAGTAATAGTCGACATCTATTTTTAATTAAATAATCCATAATTTTCATCTTATCACCTTTAGGTTTACAGTTAGTGTATTCCTCAATGATAGAATTATGTATTTCTTTAGGTATATAATCAAAGTTCACTAACATAATATTACGTTGATAGTTTCTTTTTTCCTCATCAGTACGACAAGCATCTATACCTTGTTCATAAAACTCAGCCAATCTTTTCTTCATCATTGGCTTCTGTCTTTCTTGATTAATGAATACATCATCTTTACTAAGGATGTTTGGTATACCATCACCACTATCACCTTTTACAATATGAGTAACAATATATTCATCAATATCTTTTTGACTGGACTCAATAAATTTCTTTTGCATTGGAGACCATTGTCTTACATTTCTATTCTTTTGTAACTGTATAAAGTCTTTATCAGAAGAAACAATTAATACCTTTTGTGGTTCTTCAAATAAACCTTCAGTCAATAATTCGTTCTCTTGACTATATTTAACTAAAGCTGCAATCACATCATCAGCTTCTGCTTTATCTACATGTACAACCTTATATGGAAAATGTTCTTTAATATCTTCTCTTATTTGTGATAGAGTATCAAAGATTAATTTCCAATCTAAGTCAGACTTTTCTCGATTAACTTTACGCATTGCTTTATAATTAGGAAAAGCATCTCTACGCCAGTATGATTTACCGTCACACGCAATCACTACATCACCATATTCGGGAGCGTATTTCTTTTTATATGATTTAATGGTAGAGATTGTCGCATGACGGATCAAATCAACCGTTTGTTCTGGTGTATTATGTTTCAGATCATTCTGAAACGGTAATATATTTGATAAAGCAATTTGACTATAGTCAAGTATAATCATTAGAATGCTCCTAATATTAAGCAGTCTTGATTAACTCGACCATTTACTGCAGATCCTTTAGTTTTCAAGTCATTAAATTGTTTATTCACTTCACGTTTAGCCATTTTTAAATCTTTAAAGAAGACTTCAGGTTTACGTATTGTCTTAGCTTCTGATTTAGCAACACTATAGTTTATAATTGTTGTACCTTTTACTGTAAGCCCTGAGTTATCTTCAGCCTCATATTTAAATAGTTTTCTATTCTTAGTATTGTAAACATAGACCATATCAGCACCTACAATTCCTGCAGGATCAACTGATCTCATATTAAGTTCGTCAAACTTAACCATATATTTCATACGTTTGACAATAACACCTGGTGGTTTAGCTCTTATTGTTCTAGGTTTCTTGACAACAACTGCATGTTGTCGACATTCATCTACAATAGACTGTAAGAAAGCAATAAACTTTTTAAGTTCTGCTTTAGTAAAGAAAGAATAACCTTCAACAAGCTGTTCACATTCACCTGCTAGAGCTTCCTGTGCTTCTTTTAAAGGATATTCATAGTAGTCTGCAATCTTCTTAGCAACAGCACCACTGGTACCATTTTTAAGTAAGAATGCTTTAGTGGAGAAGGAAGAAGCTTTGGTATTGATAAACGCATCAATGGCATAATCAATATCCTCACTTTGAGTCCGAGCCGCATCGATGATTCTTTGGTCAATCGATATAACGGGAGCTTTCGGCTTAGACTCTTCTACATCATCTTTAGCCTCTTCCTTCATAACTTTTAAATACTTTTCGTATGTTATGTTAATTGTTTGTTGTAATACTTTCATATGATCATCAGATAGATAACCACCAGCATCTAATATCATAATGAGTTTACCTGCACTACCAAGTTCCCAATTAGCTGCTTTTGATAATATACTAGCTTTTGTTTTATCTGTCTTTCTAACATAGTTAATAACTGCTTTAGAAAGAACTCTATCTTCTAGTTGATTGTATTGGCCAAGTGCGGCCATCAACGTTGATTGATAGTTTTCTTTAGTGACTATAGTTTTATCAGCACCTTTAAGCCGATTAGCCATAGCATGTGCTTTTGATTTAGATAACGCCATTAATTGCTCCCATAATTAATATAATATAGATATTATACACTAAACTCGATTTAATGTACAATAATTTATTCGGCTTTAGTAATATTTTGATACATCACCTCAAATTCTTCATGCTCAGCAACCTCTTCTTGGAAGTTCTGCTTATGATGAACTTTAATCATTTTATTAATGGTTTTTCTTGGAATTTTATAGTTGTCATTTAAATCATCAACTATATGTTTGATCATATCACGTTCTGCATCGATACGTAATAATGAGTTTGACGCCTCTTGTAAGGCTTCTTTGATTTTCTTTTTATCTTCACTTAATAATTGCATAGTATTTCCTGTAATAAACATTATAATATAGCAGCAATATCATTTTCACTAATCATAATACGCTGTCCTTCTT